CGAAGGCGATCAGGGCTTGCCACATCTTGAGCGGTGCTGCACCGGGATCCCCGTAGGTTCCGAGGCGGATGCGCTTGCCCTTGAGTAGGCGTCCTGCTTGTGCCGGGGTGACCTTGGTGTAGCGGCCACGCTTGTAGGCGTCGTACACGGCACGCACAGACCAGAGCACGTTGACGTAGCAGGGAGGATCGCCTGACTCCTCGGCAAGGACAGGGCGATGCTTGCAGTCACCGCACACCGAGGCGTCGTCCCCGCTCTTGAGCGCATCGTAAGGAGGGATGTCGCTGCGGATGATGAACGTCTGCACAAGCCCGCCCGTCTTGTCGTTCTCGCTATCGCCCTCGATCTTGTTGACGATCACCACGAGGGGCTTGCCATCGACATCGCTTGGGCCTTCGTACACGACGTAGCCCAGCACAGGTTCTTTCTTCATCTTCACTCTCCAGAAGTGGGGACATGATGTCCCCGGTTTACATCGCAGACGCAGCACCACGCTGCGCCCATCGAATTTTGTTCTTACTGACGCTTTCTTGCATTCGGGTATCCACCTAGTATCCAACTCAATCCAAAGTCGCCAACAGTCAAGTCCAAAGAAAGATCAATGATGACGCGGGGTTACGCCATTTTGTACCCGGTATCACTGTTTTTTTCAGAACACTAACGCCAAAGCCTAAAAGAACCAAAGAAAGAGAAGGCAAAGGAAAGAGGGCTGATACAAAAAGACTCCTATATATATAAATATATTTATAGATATAGATATATATGTACAGAATCGCGCGGACCCGCGCCAATGCTTGCTCTCCGGTGGGATCGCCTGCTGTCGGACAGCGCGTGAGTTGGATAGGTCTCGAGTAGAGTCAAACGATTGACACCCCAAAACCATCTTAATGACAAAAAAGTGTACCCCGAAGAACCGGGGACATGATGTCCCCGGTTCGCATCACGAGTTGAGCCACTCGTCGAAGGTCTTCGCCTCCTTGCCTACGCACGCCACGTAGTTGTTGTAACGGTCACCAAGCGTCTCGCGGCTGTACTCTGGCTTGCAGCCACCTGTGTTGACAGTAGCGGGCTCGCGGTAGCCCTCGGTGCAGTTGTCCCAGCCCCAGCGGCGCAGGTTGGGGGGTGTGTTCTTGTTGGTCGTCGTGTGCATACGCTGCGCCACGGTCTTGGTTAGGTGCGTCCATTCGGTGCGCTCACCTGAGAGCGTCTCAGTCCAGAAGATGTAGCCGTTCATTTCATTTCTCCAGTTGGTTGAACCGGGGACATGATGTCCCCGGTTAGTGCGAACGCACTCCCAAGACCCCGCGCAGGGGCCAAGGGGCTACGCTCACTCCTCGTCGCAGCAAGCCTCCTCTGCCTTCGCTTCGTCGTGCCGAAACTGCCAGCGTTCCGCATCGGCTGGATCTGTTCCCTCGAATTTCGACAACTCGACAGCGAACGCGAGATCTCGCGAACACAGGCCGCACTCGTCGTCCGTGACGGACATGAAGAACAGGATGGAGCGGGCTTGTTGCTTGGTGATATTCATTTCATTTCCTCTGTTGGAACCGGGGACATGATGTCCCCGGTTAGTGCGAACGCACTCCCGAGCCCTCCGAAGAGGGCAAGGGGCTACGCTCAACGCGCCAAGGGCGGGCAATAGGCGACTTCTTCCCAGCCACGAGCATTGCGCCGCACGACGAACGCCGTGTACTCATGAGACGCAGCCCGTCGTGCCTCTTCCAAGGCCGAGCGCAGGCTGGTGTGCCGCACAGTCTTGGCATTCTTTTGCAGCCCGCCACGCCACGTAAAGCATTTGTTCAGATCCTCGTAGTTGAGGACGGACACTACGCGAAAGACCCTTTTGCTCATTTCATTTCCTCTAGGTTGAATCGGGGACATGATGTCCCCGGTTTGGTTGAACCCCGTCGAATTGGGGACATGATGTCCCCGATTGACAAGGAATGGAACACCGCAAGGCTCAGGCCGAGAGGGACTTCAAGCCAGCCACAGCCCGTGCCACGTTGCCACCGCAAGCAGCGATAGCAGCCCGCAGCGCGGCGATCTCAGCCTTGGTGAGCGGTTTTGCTTCTTTCTTCGGCTCGACACGCTGGGCGGGCTTTTCGGCGGGCTCGAATGCAGCCATTGCACGCTGGTAGGTCTTCTTCGCTGCCTCATAGGCAGGGCTGTTGCTGTCGAGCACCTTGCGCCCTGCGGCGATACGCTGCCCATCGACGAGGCCGCACTTGCCCAGCGAGACCTTGTTGCCATCCGCGTCGAGTTTCTTCGCGAACATCTCCTTTTCGGATGCCCATTGCAGGACGATGGGCTGCACTTCCTCGAGGGTGGAAACGCCCGCTGCCTGCATGGCTGCGACGAGCGCATCGTTCGCGTCTTGCGTCGTGGCTGCGAACGTGTTGAGTGCGAGGATGGCTGCGGTGTGGTTGATTTTGCTCATTTCATTCTTTCGTTGGATTGGGGCTCTCTGCCCCGGGGTTGGTGTGGTGTGCAGCAGAGCGATTCCCCACTGCACAATTGCATTTTACCTAACCCCCCATTTTGCTGGGTGCGTGGTGCGTTGATACCCCGTGAGATACCCCGAAACCGGGGACATCGTGTCCCCGAATACTCGAGAACGGCGTTACCCCACCCCCTCCCCACCATCCCTTTATACACGCGTCGTCGCGTGTATATATGAACACTGTTTCTGACCCGCATATACTATTTCTTGTCAAACCATAAAAAATACGACCCCCCGGGGGTATATTATAAAAAATCCCATATACTCTTGTCTAACGATGGACAAGTACAGACAAAAAAATGCCCGCATACGCGGGCAGAAGGTCGTGAGACCAAGGAGAGAAGCAATGCCCTGCATTGGCTGAAAGCCTATGACAAGTTGCGGCACTACAAACCGTAGTATACACTCGGCCCAAACGAGGTGGAACACCTACGCGCTTATGCTTGAACACTTGCTAGACATCAAACCGCCTATCGCCGCGCATTCCAAGAATGCTATCCAGCCTTTGGATAAGGCCGACGCACAAGCGGTTCTCGACGCCCAAGTCAATACGACGATGTGGCTAGAGAGCATGGGCGTTGAAGATGACCAGAAGATACTTGCCGACGCTGAAGCCAGCGCCGCACGCAAAGTGTTTACTGATTTGGCAACCGCTGCTCCCGAAGAGCAGACCAAGGGAAACCTGACCACGCTCAAGACGCCACAGGCAGTTCGGCACTTAGTCACCATGCTGTCCGCCTACGACTGGGAGTTTGTAGAGCAGGCCAAGAATCTGCGCGGTATGGCCGTCGCCAAAATCATTGAAGAGACCAATCACCCCGACGCTCGTATCCGCCTGAAGGCGCTGGAGATGTTGGGCAAGGTCACTGAGGTGGGCTTGTTCACCGAGAAGGTGGAGATCAAGAAGGCCAATCTGTCTGATCTAGAGGTCGAGCAGCGCATCAAGGACAAGCTCAACAAGTTCATGCAGGTTGTCGATGTCATTGATATCGAAGAAGCGCCAGACCCGCTCGATGAATCTAAGTAGCATCACCACCCTCAGCAAACGAGAATTGGCAGCGCTCATGCAGGCGCTTCCAACCATGTCCATCCAAGACAAGATCGAACTGTTCGAGGACTTGGAGGTGCGTGAGAAACGCGCCAGCCTTGCAACCGCCCAACACTCCATGCTGGGATTTGCCACCGCTGTGTACCCGGGGTTCAAGATCGGCGCTCACCACAAGAAGCTTGCCAAGATCTTCACCGACGTTATTGATGGCAAGAAGAAGCGCGTGATCATCAACATCGCGCCTCGTATGGGTAAGTCTGAGTTCTCCTCATACCTTTTTCCTGCCTACTTTCTAGGAAAATACCCAAACAAGAAGATAATCATGGGCACGCACACCGCGTCCCTATCGGAAGACTATGGCCGACGCATCCGCAACTTGGTCGATACGGAGGAGTACTGTGAGATATTTCCTCAGACAATTGTCGCTGATGACCAGAAGGCTGCTGGTAAGTGGTCAACTTCTGCTGGGGGCCAGTATTATGCTGCTGGCGTTGGTGGCGCTCTCGCTGGTCGAGGTGCTGACCTATTTGTCATCGACGATCCGCATTCGGAGCAGGACGTTAAGGCTAACTCGCGTCTTGCTTTTGATACGGCATGGTCGTGGTTTCAAACGGGACCGCTCCAACGACTGATGCCCGGAGGGGCCATTATCGTTATCATGACGCGCTGGTCGCTGCTGGACCTGACTGGGCGCTTGATCGACTACCAGACCAAGAACCCCAACGCCGATCAATGGGAGATTGTCGAGCTTCCAGCCATTTTGGACGAGGATACCGAGGACGAGAAGTCGTTGTGGCCTGAGCAGTGGCCGCTCGACGAACTCAAGAACAAAAAAGCCAACATGGACCCGCGATACTGGAACGCCCAGTATATGCAGCAGCCCACCAGCGACACCTCGGCCATCATCTCACGCAAACACTGGCGCATCTGGAACCCGGAAGAGCCGCCCAAGTGCGAGTACATCATCCAGTCATGGGATACGGCGTTCGAGACCAAGAACAACTCGGACTATTCCGCCTGTACGACATGGGGCGTGTTCTACAACGAGGAAGAAAACGACGCGCCGCAGATCATCCTGCTCGATGCGTTCAAAGATCGCATGGCGTTTCCTGAATTAAAGCAGATCGCGCTCAAGCACTATAAGGAATGGGAGCCTGACGCCTGTTTGATTGAGAAGAAGGCCGCTGGCGCACCACTCATACAAGAGCTACGCAGTATCGGGGTTCCGGTCAGCGAGTTCTCCCCCAGCCGGGGTAACGACAAGATGGTGCGGATGAATGCCGTGGCCGATATGTTCACCTCGGGTAAAGTCTGGGCTCCCGATACACGCTGGGCACGCGAGGTTATTGAGGAAATAGCTGCGTTCCCCGTTGGCGAACACGACGACTACGTCGATACTGCCACCCAAGCACTCCTGCGCTTCCGTCAAGGCGGGCTCATCCCTCTGGATTCCGACGAGAAAGACGACAAAACGGTCTTTCGGCGTAGGACAGTCTCATACTACTAAAGGCTAATATGGCTACGAACATCGACAAAGGGCTGTATCAGGCTCCAATGGGGCTGGATGCGCTGGGTATGAGCGAAGAACCGCTCGAAATCGAGATCATTGACCCCGAAGAGGTGAACATTCGCGCTGGGGACATGGAGCTTTCCATCGAAAAAGACGACGAAACGGGCGATTTCGGGGCCAATTTGGCCGAAGAAATGGACCAAAAAGCCCTCGAATCGATGGCTGGAGACCTCGTCGGGGACATCGACAACGACAAAGCATCACGCAAAGACTGGGAAAAAGCCTACACGGAAGGGCTAAAACTGCTTGGTTTGCAGTACGAGGAGCGTACTGAGCCTTGGAACGGCGCTTGTGGCGTGTTCCACCCCATGATCACGGAGGCTGTGATCCGGTTCCAGTCAGAGACCATCACCGAGACGTTTCCTGCATCCGGGCCAGTACGCACCAAGATCCTCGGCAAGGAGACGCCAGAGAAGAAAGAAGCCGCTGTTCGTGTTGAGGATGACATGAACTACGAACTCACCGAAGTCATGCGGGAGTTTAGGCCAGAACACGAGCGGATGCTGTGGAGCCTCCCGGCTACGGGCTCTGCGTTCAAGAAGGTCTACTACGACCCATCGCTCGGACGGCAGGTTTCGATCTTCATCCCGGCAGAAGACGTACTGCTGCCCTACGGCACAAGCGATCTGGACACTTGCTACCGCCTCACCCATGTGATGCGTAAGACCAAGAACGAGGTGCTGAAGCTGCAACAAGCTGGCTTCTACCGCGACATCGAGCTTCCTGATCCACTGAAGACAACGGACGAGATTCAGAAGGCCAAGGACAAAGAAACAGGCTTCAGCGATCTCAATGATGATCGGCTGACGCTGTACGAGTGCCACGTTGACCTTGATCTGAAAGGCTTCGAGGACACCGACAAGGATGGCGAAGAGACGGGCATCTCGCTGCCCTACGTGGTCACACTCATTAAAGGCTCCAATGAAGTACTCGCCATCCGCCGCAACTGGCAAGAAGACGACGAACTCAACCTCAAGCGTCAGCACTTCGTCCACTACCAGTACATCCCCGGCTTCGGAGCGTATGGCTTCGGTCTCTTCCACCTTATCGGCGGGTACGCGAAGTCGGCTACCAGCCTTATGCGACAGCTTGTGGACGCGGGAACACTTTCCAACCTCCCGGGCGGTCTCAAAAGCCGGGGTTTGCGAATCAAAGGCGACGACACGCCAATCGCTCCCGGAGAGTTCCGTGACGTAGACATCGGCTCTGGTGCGCTGCGCGACAACATTCTGCCGCTCCCATATAAAGAACCATCGTCCGTTCTGGCTGGGCTGCTGGACAAGATCGTTGAAGAGGGCCGTCGCTTCGCCTCCACTGCGGATATGCAGGTCAGCGATATGTCTGCCAACGCGCCTGTCGGATCGACACTGGCGATCCTTGAGCGCCAGTTGAAGGTGATGACGGCTGTGCAGGCCCGGGTTCACTACTCGTTCAAACAAGAGTTACAACTGCTCGCCGCGATCATCCGGGACTACACCGATGATATGTACGACTACGACCCGGGCAATGAGAGCACCGGAGCCAAGAAGTCAGACTACTCGCACGTAGACATCATCCCAGTCAGCGACCCCAATGCTGCAACGATGAGCCAGCGCGTGGTGCAGTACCAAGCCGTCATCCAGATGGCGCAGATGGCCCCGGAGATCTACGACCTCCCACAACTGCACCGCGCCATGTTGGACGTTCTGGGTATCAAGAACGCAGAAAAACTGGTCCCTCTCCCCGACGACATGAAGCCCAAGGATCCGGTCACTGAGAACATGGACATCCTGAAGAGCAAGCCGCTCAAGGCGTTCATCTTCCAAGACCACGAGTCGCACATTCAGGTGCATATGTCGATGACCCAAGATCCGAAGATCATGGCTGTCGTGGGACAGAACCCCAAGGCGCAGGAGATGATGGCCGCAGGTATGGCGCACATCGCTGAACACGCCGCGTATGCGTACCGGATGCAGATCGAGCAGCAGATGGGGATGCCGTTGCCACCAGAAGATTCTGACGAGAACGGTCCGAAGATTCCTGTCGAAATGCAGAATATGCTGTCAGGCGCTATGGCACAGGCCGCACAGCAACTGCTCCAGCAGCACAAGGCAGAGCAAGCACAGCAGCAAGCTCAACAGGCCCAGCAAGATCCGATTGTGCAGATGCAGCAGCAAGAACTTCAGATCCGCCAGCAAGAAGTGCAGATCAAGCAGCAAGAAGCTCAGATGAAGATACAGGTCTCGCAGCAAGAGATGCAACTCAAGATGATGCAGGCTCAACTGGCCGAGAAGAAGCTGGCAGTCGATAGTTCGGCTCGGGCCGACGAGATCGAGATCAAGAAGATGCAGGCCGAGGGGACCATCCAGCTTGGCGCTATGCAGGCCCAGATGCGAACCAGCCATGATCAGGCGCGTCTGTCCGCAGACCAAGAACGTGACGGTATTCGCATGGGTATCGACATCGCCAAAAGCAAAGCTCAAGCTGCTCAAGCCAAGGCGCAAGCCAACAAACCACAAGGTAAATCATGATCCACGACTTCGCACGTGTATTGCGCGACCAAATACGCACGGACATGAACAACTACACGGACGACGTTGCAACAGGTGCTTGCAAGTCGTTCGAGGAGTACCAAAAACTCTGCGGGGTGATTCAAGGGCTGGCCCTTGCAGAGTCTTACCTACTAGCCCTTGCCAAGAAAGTTGAACAATCCGATGAGTGATCTCATTCTGCCTCCCGGCCTCGTCTTGCCGCCCCAAATCAGACCGCTTGAAACTCCAGAAGAGCACATTCCTTTTGAAGAGAGGGGTAAGTCGCTCCCAGAACCTACTGGTTGGCGCATCCTGTGCATGGTCCCCGATGTCTCTGACAAACTTGAGGGCACTGACCTCGATCTGGT